GGTGGCGGCAACTTTGCCAGCACAACCCTGGGACCGGCGCCCGTGTCGTCGGCGCGCACACCAACAGTCGTGGCCCCGGTGAGCGGCTTGGCCAAAGCCACAGCCAGCCAGGCGCTACGCACGTCCGGCAAGGTCAGGTTGCTGGGATGAGCGTCACGTCCGTGGTGATCGGCGGGACCACCATTCCGTTGGGCGACATTGACTACTCCGTGGCCATCTACCACGGCCGGGATCGGATCGACGACTCGCCGGATTCCTCGAGCTGCGAAATGTTGATCTACGTGGATGGCGCGACGGCCATTGATTTCGACGTGAACGAAACCGTGGTGGTGCAGTCATACTCCACAACCAGGTTCACCGGCCGGATCACCGATATCACTGTGGAGCACGGCTATAGCCTTGACGGTGTGCCGATCTGCGGGGTCAGCATCATCGCCATGGGAAACCTGCGACTGTTGGCCAAATACGTCGATGCCGGCAGTTTCTCGGCTCAATCGGTGCAGGCCAGGGTCGACGCGATCCTGACCGGCACCGGACTGACCTACACCGCTGAGGCGGATCCTGAACTTGACCTAATCGCCTACGCACCAGGACCCACGGTTGTCCGTGATCTTCTGGATGAGATCTGCGAGTGGACCGGCGCCACCCTGTACGACACCCCGGATGGCCAGATCTGGTTCGAGTCGTACACCAGGCGCGGGTATGACTACTCGACGGCCACATGGGCCGATATGGGCACCACGACCTGGGGAAACGCGCTCGGCAAATGGTCGGAGCAGTACGGCGCGACATCGGTGGCACCGACGCCGGTCACGCTGCCGTCGGCGGCCGTGGTGTGGGCACCCGAGTGGACGATGACGGCATCAACCATCATCAATGACGTGACCATCGCGTACGGCACCAGCGACCCCCAGGCCACGATCAACCAGACGGATAGCGGCAGCATCACGGCATACGGCCGCAACGCTATCCAGCTGGAAACCAACCTGGACCAGTCGAGCCACGCCAACCGACGCGCCAGTCAGATCCTGACCGCTCAGGCCGATTCCCGGTATCAGATCGGCAAGGTCGAGGTCCTTCTGGACCAGTTGACGGCCGGGCAGCGCACATCAGTCCTGGGCCTGAAGGCTGGATCCCGCGTCATCGTGGAGGACTTGCCCCAACCTGCGCCGTTTGAGGAGTTCCTGGGCGTGGTCGAGGGATGGGGGGAACTGCACACACCGGATCGGGTCAGCCTGACCCTGGCGTTATCCGACCCCAGGTACTCGTACGCAGTCGTGTCGTGGGGCGAGGCGCCAGCTGCTGCCACATGGGGTGGCGTACCCGTATCCAAGACCTGGAGCGACATAATTCAACCCACGGACCTGGACTAGGAGCAGCATGGCCACAACTACGTACGGCACCGAATATGTGCAGAGTTCGGACCTGGTGTCGAACTGGCCCGGCTCAAGTCTCTCGGTCGCCAACCGCATCGATGACGTCAGCTTGAAAGGCAACGGCCTAAACAACCAGACCGGCACCACGTACACCCTGGTGTTGACCGACGGGGGAAAGATCGTCACGCTGAACAACGCTTCCGCGGTCGCTGTGACGATCCCAACGAACGCATCCGTGGCGTTCCCGACGGGCGTGCTTATCGGCTTCACAAACAAGGGCGCGGGAACCGTCACCCTGGCCGGTGCCGGTGGCGTCACCGTCAATGGTGCCAGCCTCACTCTGGCGCAGAACGAATCGTGCACAGCTCTGAAACTGGACACAAATACCTGGGTGGTCTCGAAGGGTGGTGGTATCCCAAAAGCCACCTATAGCGCCACAACGGGGTCACCCACAGTGACCACGGTCGGCGCTCTCACGTTTGTCTATTTCTCTGGCAGTGGATCAATCACCACAAGTGCTGGCTGTTGCCTTGCCCTGTGTTTGGGTGGCGGCGGCGGCGGCGGTTCGCAAATTGGCGGCGGCGGTGGCGGTGGCGGTCTGAACGTCAGCATGATCAATCTGACCGCTGGCACTCACACGGTCACGGTAGGAGGCGGCGGAGCCGGAGGCACCGGAAGCTCCAACAACGCCGTAAAAGGCACAGATTCAACCATGGCGACTTTCCTCACTGGTGAAGGTGGTGGACAGGGCGCATGCTCGACCAACGGAAGTAACGGAGGTTGCGGCGGCGGCGGCGGCGCCAGCAACCTAGCCACAACTGGTGGAACCGGAACCACATATCGCGGCCTGAATGGTTCAGCCAGTGAATCCGTAAGTGCTGGATCACGCGTAGGTGGCGGCGGCGGCGGGATACGTACCGCGGCAACCAACCGGGATGGTGGCACAGGCGCCCCTATGTTGTGGAGCGTTGAAGTGACAACGGTGGGCGGCGGTGGCGGCGCCGGTGTGCAAGCCAGCGGAGGCACCCGCTCGACCGCTGCAGATGGTGGCGGCCGAGGCGGAGTATTCACCGGCACATCAGCGGAAAATGGAAGTGCTAACCGTGGCGGCGGCGGCGGCGGCGGCGCAGACAGCGGGGTAACCACTGGTGGAAATGGCGGATCAGGCCGCGTCATCTTGGTATTCGGATAGGACTAATTATGGCTCACTTTGCGCTCATGGACGGCAACCTGGTCATTGACGTAATCGTCGTCGCCAATGAGGCAATAGATAATCTGCCTTTCCCAGAATCTGAACCTTTGGGCCAAACCATGCTGAGTGCTTCAGGATTTACAGGCACCTACCTACAGTGTTCATATAACGGGAATTTTAGGCGGGCCTATCCAGGCACTGACTGGACGTACGACAGCGAAGCCGACCAGTTTGTGCCTCCTGGTGGGTGGCAACCGGAACCGGAGCCTGCCGCATGAATCCCGAGCAAATCCTCACGTATCTGAGTATCGGTGCCGTGATCGTGACGGCGCTGTTTTTCCTGATCGACTCGCGGCTGTCGAAGGTGATGGCGGAGTTCAAGCCGAACGGTGGGCAGTCGGCACGGGATGCGCTGGACCGGATTGAGAACAAGATTGACCAGGTGGAAAAGAAGGTCGACGGCCACATCAACTGGCACATGGGGCAGTCATGAAGTGGCTGGCGCAATCGCCGTACGCCAGCCTGCTGAAGATCCTGACCGGCGCCGCCCTGGGTGGGCTGCTGTCGTGGCTGATGGTGTCGGACGTGTCGCCGGTCATGGTGGCGATCGGCTCGGCCGTCATCCCCGTGGCGATCAACTGGCTCAACCCCGACGACCCCCGGTATGGCAAGGGCAGCCAGCCGCATTACCAGGACCAGGCCAATCGACCCGAGTTTGAGATTGAGGGGGAGAACTGATGCCACCGCCCAGGCCCCGATTGGTCGCAGCTGGTGCCACATTGCGCCGGCAAGTGAACCAGGCGTTCCCGACCAGGGATAAGGCATCGGATGGCTGGATCGGTGACAAAGCGCACCAGGCCCGGCAGTCGGACCACAACCCTGACCGGAACGGCTACGTGCATGCCCTCGACATCGACGCTGACCTACTCGGTCCCAAGCAGCCCGTACGGGGTCGAGAGTTGGCGTTCCAGTTGGCCGACGAGCTGCGGATCTACGCCATGCGGCAGCGACCCGGCAGCCAGCGGCTGAAATACATCGTGTACCAGGACCGCATCTGCTCCGGCACATACAAGGATCAGTTCTGGACCTGGCGGGGCAAAGGATATGGCCACTGGGCGCACGTCCATGTGTCGTTCACGGCGGCCGCCGAACACGATGCACTGCTGTTCCCCATCCCGATCCTGCTGGAGCGTGCCAAGTGATCAACCCCGGTGTGCTGGACCTGAAGATGTGGCAGGGAGTGACGTGGCATTACGAACTGTTGTGGGAGGACGGCAACCCGGCCGCCCCAGTTGACCTAACCGGGTATGAAGCGTTTCTTGAGGTTCGCCGCACGGCCGAGGACACCGAAGTTCTGATCGAACTGGATAACCTCGTCGGTGGGGCCGGTGGCATCACACTGGGAGGCGCGGCCGGCACAATCGACCTGGACTTCGACGCGGACGACACCCTGCTGGTGGATCCTGGCTGGTTTGTGTATGACCTGCGGCTGGACGACGGATCCGGCACTTGGACTCGGCTGGTGGAAGGGAAGTTTGCTGTGATCGCAGCGGTGACCCGACCATGACAGACACGATGATCACCGTGACCCCGCCCGGTGAAACCACGGTCACCGTTACGGGGCCGACGACGACCGTGCGCACCAACCAGCCAACGGTGCCCAATCCCAGGTATTACGGACAGCTGATCAGCACGACATCGCAAACGAACCCGGTGGCATCGGCGATCAACCTGGTCACGTACACGACACTCGAGGACGGCGAAGGCGTAACCCTCACCAACAGCGACCGGATCAACCTGACCAACGCCGGAACGTATTGCCTTAATCTGGTGGTCAACCTGACCAAAACCGATGCCGGCGCCGACGACGCCTATTTCTGGCTGCGCAAGAACGGCGCCGACGTGGCCAACAGCACGATGCGGCAGCGGCTTGACGGCAACAACGCACACGAGCTAGTCATCTTGCAATGGGTCGAGACCGTCACGGCCGGTCAGTATCTTCAGGTTGCCTGGTCCAGTGCCGACGCGGATATGAGCCTGACGTACGCCGCGGCTGGTACGACACCGACCAGGCCAGCCACGCCGAGCGTGCACGCCCATATCTTCCAAATCGGCGATTAGTCTGGTACAGTCGATATCGCTGGCACGGCGCCAGCAGCTCTACCCCAAGGGAGCAGAAATGAAAAACGTCATCGGTATGGGCAGCCTGAAGCTTGACCCGGCAATGATCGATTTTGCGTGGATCGGCGACAACGGCGCGTGTGGGCAGTACAGGGACTTCAGCACGTTTACGCAGCTGCGGAAATACCTGGACGCACACGGCTATCCCCATGTGATGCTCGAGTGGCACGGCGAAGACTTCGCCGTGGTCGCACCGGCGCCAGCGTGGCAGCCCAGTGCCTGACCTGATCGGACCAGCCGAGGCTGGCCGGATGCTCGGTTTGCGTCCGGCCAGTCTTGTCCGTTTGCTGGAAAAAGGCCTGATAACCGGAATCGCACTGCCATCCGGTCACCACCGTTATGACCGGGAATCTGTCGAACTGCTGGCGGTTCGTCGAGTCAGTTCTACAGTTACCGTAGTGCAGCAAAGGGAGGTTCCCGATGTTGATTGATGCAGTCCTGGCAAGTGTCCTGTTCAGCGGTCCCGCCGTCCAGGCGGCCGCCGTCATTCCGGTGCCGTGGCGCCCGTTCGCCGAGTGCGTTTCTCGCCGGGAGTCGAACCACAACTACCGTGCACGGAATCCTCGCTCGAGCGCACAGGGCCGCTGGCAGCTGCTGGACCAGGCGTGGCGCGTGAACGGCGGCGTGGAATGGGTCGTGTCGCGGCAGCTGCGCAAAGTTGGACTGACGTGGAAACAGCGCGCCGGCTGGGTCAAGAAACTGGACGTTACCCCCATCTACCGTTGGCCGGCGTGGGCACAAGATGCGGCGTTCGTCGGCGTGGTCACCGAGCGCTCGACGGGCTGGCGCCACTGGTACCTGTCAGGGTCCAAGTGCAACCGGCTTGTGCCATGACTCACGACCCGTTATGCCCGGCCAAGAACTATCCAGGCGCGAATTGTCACTCATGTCATCTGATTGACGAGGCACGCCGGGACATGCTGGCCAAGTGCATCACAGCGGTAGATACCCGCATCCGTCCCACGCTGCACCCGCTGGAGAATGCAGGCATTGGCGAAGCCCTAAGCGCCCTGCGTGACCTACAGGAGAAGCCATGACGCGGCCGGTGAAGAAAGCAGCAGCGAAGAAGACAACGGCTGACCTGGACGTGTTCGCGTTGATCGAGCGGAAACTGTCCGCATCGGCACAGCAGATCATCACGGCGCCCAGGGTCAGCGCCAGGCGGCTGGCGTTGCAGGAATACGGAGGTTGGTACGTCGCTTCACTGCTGGCAAACAAACTCACCGTCGGTGACGTGCAGGCCATCGACGAACTTTGGCAGGAACACCGGAAAAATAAGGTCGGGCAGGCCCCCAAGGATTAGCCTGCCCAACCCAAGGAGGATACATGGAAGACAAGATCGACAGGTGCCCGCTGTGCGGTGGTTGGAGATACGACCGCACATGCCGGAATCACTAGAGGCTGCCCGGTTCATCGCTCAGGCGATGGACCGGGCACGCCAACGCGCTTGGGAAGACCAGCGACGCATCATGGAACTCGAGCGACTCCTAGAGCAGGCCCGGACCTTCGCGTGCCTGCTGGAGGACGAAATCGCCTATTGCCCACACCCCACTCACCAGCACCGGGATGCGTGGCATGGCTGACCGTTCCGACTACGTCGAGGTACACGACCGCATCCAGCAGTTCACTGAGCGGTACCCGTCGGGCAGCCTCCAATCGGAGTACGACTGGTGCGACCGCGACGGGGAACGGTGGCTAGTCGTCAAGGCGTACGCATACCGGGATCCCGAGGACACCAAACCCGGCATCGGGCACGCGTGGGAGCCAGTCCCCGGCCGTACCCCATACACCAAAGGGTCAGAGCTGATGGTGGGGGAGACCAGTGCGTGGGGTCGAGCACTGGCAGCGCTCGGCATCGCTGTGCATCGAGGCATCGCCACTGGGCAGGAAATCAGGGCCGCTGAAGGCCGACGGATCGAACGGCACACACCAAGTGCCAGCGAGCCTGACGCGTGGCAGACCAGGCCCCCTGCCGCCGACACAACCCGCCGAGCGACCGGCAAGCAGATACAGTTCATCCTCAATCTGGCGAAGAAGATGCACACGACCCACACGACCGAGCCGGCCAAAGTCCTGGACCTGGTCAACGCCGCCCTGAAACTGGCAGAGTTGCCACCCGTGGAGTCGGCAGCGACCATGAACGATGCTCAGGCCAGGGCCGTGATCGACACGTTCAAGGCAGCGCAGAATTCCGAGAGTGTTGCTCGAGCACTGGTGGTGCAGTTGGACGGCAGTAAGGCGAGCGACCAGGCGGCCGACCTGGTAAGCGATGACCCGGTCCACTAGGCGCCCGGCTAACCCCCGTGGTCAAACTCCCGTGGTGGGGCGGTCGAGCCATGCCCGAATGGCGCGGGAACCTGCGGAGTAGATGCAACACAGTTATCCACAACAGTGAATAACCTGTGGAGGGATCCGGTAGGCCCACCACTTCGGGGGGCCGCAGCCAGCCAACAGCGCAGCTGGCAAGGCCCCCGTGACCGGCAGGACAACCATGACAACTAACCCACGCAAGACACCGGGCTATGCCGCATGGGTGCGCCAGGTGCTCAAGCATTGCGAACCAACGTGCATTCGATGTGGGTACCCCGTGGATATGACCCTGCCCCCCTCCCACATCTGGGGACCTACTGCGGACCACGAGCCACCACTAATCGAGACGGGCGAAGCCACCCCCGGACTGGACGGCGCAGGCATCGCACACAACAAATGCAACAAGTCACACGGCGGACGACTGGGCGCAGCTCGAGCACAAACCAACACCAGCACCCGCCCCCCCAAGAAAAAAACAAACACGATGACAAACAAGCCAGCAATCAGTCCAACGGCATCGGTTTTTAGCAGTCAATCCAAGCCTCCCCCCGCCCCCTGCCTTTCTGATCCCCAGGGAACCAGCGTTGGGCCAGATTCAGGCCCGCTGGCGCCGGTACTGCATGCCGATGGTTGGGTGATGCCTAGGTTGGAGTCGATGCGTCCTGCCGCGTGTACGGGGTCGTACGGGGAGCAGGCCCGGAGGTGGATTCAGGCGAATATGCGCATGGTGTTGCGTGGCTGGCAGGCGTATGCGCTGGATCGTGCCCTCGAGCATGACCTGGACGGCCGCCTGATCTGGCGCACAGTGATTGTCACGGTAGGGAGACAGTCGGGGAAGTCTGTTCTGAGCCGGGCGTTGTGCATGTGGAGGCTGCATCACGCGGAGCTGCTCGGTGGTGAGCAGACGATCCTGCATGTCGCGAATCGTCGGCAGACCGCGGTTGAGGTGTTTCGTCCGGCTGGGTTGTGGGCGCAGGCGCAGTACGGCCGAGCGGCCGTGAAGTGGGGCAACAACAACACGCAGATTGAGTTGCCGTCTGGGGATCGGTGGATTGTGCAGGCGGCGAACGAGAACGCGGGTGTCGGGTACTCGATCAGCATGGCATTCATTGATGAGGCGTGGAGGGTGCAGCGTGACACGGTTGATGACGCGATTTGGCCGACTATGGCCGAGCGGGATAACCCGCAGCTGTGGTTGGTGTCGACGGCCGGTGACTCGAGGTCGGATCTGATGGCGGCGTATCGGCAGCAGGCAATCGACCAGATGGACGCGCCACGGGACACGCTGATCCTGGAGTGGTCCGCGCCACCTGGCGCCGACATCGCCGAGGTCAGTACGTGGATGTGGGGATCGCCGGAGTGGAACACTCGACGGAAAGCGTTCGTTCGGGGTCAGTTGGAGAAGGTCGAGCCGGATGCGTTCCGGCGCCAGTTCCTGAACCAATGGACAATTCTGGCGAATCATTGGCTGCCGGAACGTCACTGGAACGACACACAAACAGCCAACCAGGATCTACCGGCCGGCACGTGGCATGTGGCCGTGGAATCCGACTTCGACGGATCGAGCCACGCGGTCGCCGTCGCCGCGACCGACGAGCAGGGCCTGGTCCACGTCCG